AATCCGTTAAAAAAGATGCTAAAAAAGTAACTTTTAAATATCATCCTGAATTGGATAATAATAATGAAAAATCAATCAACAAAGAAGATGGGGGCATGGCAGGCGGTGGCACTGTATTTACTTCTACTAACGCTGGTATTTTTACCCCTACTTATGGTGGTGGGCAAGCTGTTCAAAGAACGAAAAAGAAAAAACGAGGAATTGAACGATTAGGATTATATATTAATGACTTATCCCCCCAAAAGAAAATGCACAAAGCTTGGGGTAGTGGTGGCGTACAAGTCGATGAGTTATCGCGTAGTGGAAAAATGGATACCTTAGAGCCAGACGAAGAAAAAAATGAACCTGATGTGCAAAAAGTAAAAGAGAATAAAAAGAATAATGCTTAATAAATTATGCCCTAAATGTTCAGGGACATTATATATAAATTTAGATAAAGATTTGAGTTGTCGCGCATGTGGCAAAAGTATAGCGTTAAGGAGAGAACTGGATGAATTCAAAGATACCAGAAGAGGCAAGAGAGATTCTATTACTGAAACGACGAATGGGAGCGAGTTACCGCGAACTAGCAACGTTTTTGGAAGCCGAGTACGGCGTCCCAATTCACAGAACAAACATATCACGTTGGTTCGAACACGCTCTAGGTAGAGAAAGCCTACATGAATCTACTTTTACCCAAGATTCTTTAAACGATGTAATTAAACTTGAACAAAAGCTAATCAGAACTCTTAATCAATCAAGTTATTATAAACGTAAATATACACAAAGCATCCAAAATAATTCTGTAACTGATAGAATTGTAGATGCTATTTATGATGCTACAGTACCACTAGCAAAACAAACTCCTATTAAGTATACAAAACCCACTAAAAAAACAAAGGCTGACACAACGCAAATTGCGGTTGCCCCTTTAACAGATACGCATATTGGAGAACATGTTGATTATCATCAAATGGTAGGTTTAAATGCGTATTCTATGGAATTATTTAATCGTCGCTTATACGGATGGGCTACCACAGTTTTAAACTTAATTGAATTTAAAAGGTCTTCTATTCCTATTGATGAATTAATTGTGCCTATGCTTGGCGATATGATATCTGGCGACATACATGATGAATTAATTCGCACGAATGAAGTTAACGTATTGGAACAAATGCAACAAGGCGCTATATTAATTGCCCAAGCATTGTTAATGTTTGCCCCACACTTTAAAGAAATTCGAGTACCGTGTGTTGTAGGTAATCACGGTAGAACTAAACATAAACCACCTATGAAAGATAAATATGTAGATTGGGACTGGATGCTATATAAATGGGTATCGGCATATTGTAGCCACCAACCTAATATTAAATTCCAAATTAAAAAAAGTTTTATTGATTCATTTAGTGTTTTTGATAAAAATATACTAATTATGCACGGTGATAGTATTTCGGGCGGAGGTAGCGAAAACTCTATAATTAGCGCGATTAAAAACCTTAGGTCCGTCGTTCAGTATAACGATAGCATTGGACCTGAAACCGCATTAGCCGTAGATGCGACGCAAGATTACGCCCATTTACCTAATAAATTTCATTCTATAATGATAGGGCATTTTCATAGAGTTGATGAAAAAGATATAGGTACAGGTAATTTATTTATTTGCGGATGCATGAAAGGCGGAGATGAATTTGCTATACAGCGTTTAGGCGTTATATCTCAAGCTCAGCAGATTTTAACTTACTGGCATCCTACTTATGGTTATATAGGTAAAGAAAATATATATTTAAATAAATTTGATAACACTGAAAGTGAATTTTCAATTTCTGCTAATCCATTAGGATAAAAATAAAAAATAAAAAGGTATAATAAAATTAGAGGTATAACATAATGGCAGAATCAAAAATTTATAGTGGGCGTATTTCTAGTACTAAATCTGCACGAATTACGGCTTATATACAGAGACTTGCGCATGCTGTTTTTGTTGAGAGCCAAAAAAATGTCCCAGTTAGTTCTGGATATTTAAAACAATCAGGAAAGTCGTTTGTAAATCAAAATAGGATTGTAATTGAATACACAGCTCCTTACGCAAAAGATGTAGAAGAAGGTCGTGACGGTCTGTCTGGAGGGTATGTAACTCCTAGTGACAGAGGTAGAGCTGTATTCGGGCGATTACAAAAACGCGAATATAGAGGTGGAGCTAGACCTGTTCCTGTAGGAGTGAAATATAACGAAGGAGCCCCAGATGTTGCATGGAGGACATTAGATTTAAGCCAACCAACAGAAGGGCATTATTTTATTGAAAAAGCCTTTAAAAAAATTTTTGGTGATGGACGACGAAGCAATTTAGGAGCAGGTAAATTACCTAAACAAATGCAAAAATAATTGTAGATATAAGTAAAGAGGAGATATTATTATTAATTATGGTAGATGTAAATAAAATTACCCCAGAACAAGAATACGTCATAGCGCGTCATTCTAGGATGGTAGGCAAAATACTGGACTTATTAGAGGCATCAATGCCTGAAGGTATACAATGTGAGAAAATAAAGAAGCTTGCACAAGTACCTTTATACGATTTTCGACATGAAATGATTCAATTGGTTACTAATGGAGTGCCTGAAGAATAAAAAACCCCTGAGAAGGAAAACACCACTAAACCTCTCAGGGGTTAGGGATTTGGTAAGTTAGTAACTTGTTTAAGAAATGCCAGTCTTAAACAAGAAGGAGCCCCTACCAATAATTTTCTTTTTTATATTATCATTATAGAATAATGCTGTCAAGTATATAGCGGATTATAATATAAATGATGCATTTTTTCGTAAATTTTACAAAAAAGTTAGTATAATAACTTGTATAGTATATTTGCTATTACATAATTGCTTACGGAGAGGTCGGACGTGGCTTAGACCAACCTTTCTTAAAGTAGTATAAAAAACTATTATAAGGAGGAATACTAATGGCAGACGAGATATATAATCGAATCGAAAAGCAATTAGAAGGCAATAGTCTGGCTCTTTCCGCCGTAGCAGAAGTTCTTCAAAAAATGGACGCAAGAATGTCCGAACAAGAAGACTTTGCTATAGCTAAACAGGAAGAGGAAGAAGCAACCGCTGACAGACAAGCTCTTATTAAAGAGATTGCTTCCGAAGTTGCAACCATAATCAAATCTGACGCAGGTATGGATGTCTCAGGCGACCCACGTCCAGCCAAGTCAACTGGAAAAACTGCTGCAAATGCAGATGATTCTGAAACCGCTGTGTCACCTACTGATAACATCGAAGACCAACAAGCTACTATTCAAGCCATGCAAAAAAATCATCATGGTGAAGAAGGCGAAGATACCGAAAAAGGGTATGGTTATATGAAAGATAACGATGTAAAAGAAGCTTTAAAAACCATTAACGAGGCGTACAAAGACGAAATGCGCGGCGACATGGATAAAGCTGAAGATGACTCAGACGAAATGGAAAAAGGTTGGCTTTTGCCAGCCGCTGTAGGATGGGCAGCTGCTAAATTTGCTGCTGAAGACGAAGAAGAAAAAGCTGAAGATACGGACGATGTAGAAGAAAAGGATGAAGATATGGAAGTGGAAGAAGAAAAGTCAATGCAGAAACAAATTCAAGCACTACAAAAACAGGTTTCTGAATATGAATTGAACATGAAAAAATCAATTCAAATAGAATCTGAAGATAGGCTAAGAAAGATGGGATTTAAGGAAGAGAATGGATTACAGGCTCCCCAGAGAATAGATTCTTTGGGTGTAGACGGAACAGATGTTATCCAAAAAGGTAACGTAGATGTAGATACCGTCGACCAATTAGCAAGTCTTTCATACAAAGAATTGAGAGATATGCAAACGAATATCGAAGCAGGTAAAACTGACGGTATTCCAAGAGAATTACTCGGATAATCAAAAATTTTATTAGGAGGAAATGAGTAATGGCTAATCCAAGCTTAACCGAATATCTAGCTCAATCCCAAAGAGGATTGTATCAGTCAGTATTTGGTCCTGAGTTTATGCAGAAGCAGACCTACCATACCGTAGACACTGCCACCGGCATATTTAATACTACTTATGGACGCAAAGTCTGGCAATCATTGAATAACCAAACTCGTTTCTTCAATGCTATCCCAAGAGTTGTTTGGGGTAACACAGCTGGTTGGAGGGTACGAACTGACAGAGGTTCAGGACGTAGCCGACCCGTCACCGAGACTGGTAGCCTACCAACTGTCGACATTTCCAATATAGAAACCGTTTCTTCACTACCAAGAATCGTAGGTACAACCTTCGGTGCTTCCGTGAAGTCCGTTTTCTCCGCACAATTAGAAGGCGGTGTTGGTGATGTTTTGGCATTGGAAAACGAAAATGCACAAATGGACCACGTTAAAGAAATTAACGAAGAATTATTGGCAGGTTCTGCGTACCTTTGTTCCGCAGGAGCTACCACTACATTTACAGTGCCTGCAGCTATTGCTAAGCACTTTAAAGTGGGAGATGCTGTGGCTCAATATGACGCATCCGCCACTGGACACGACAGACAATCAGGCTCTGTTGTTTCCGCAGTAAACACCTCAACTGGTGTTGTTACTGTCGCTACTGGCACCACTTTCGCAGATGGTGACATAGCTTATATCTACAGCAGAGGTGGAATGACTTCCATTGACGACATCGTTATGGAAGACGGCGCTGCAGTAGGTAACGTAACTTCCAGAGTAAGAGCTTATGACTTAACTATTAATGACAGAGCTTCTGGAAACTGGAACGCTGGTGCATCCGTTTCTTATAACGGTGGTACTGGTAGAGACCTTACTCTAACTTTATTGGATACTGCTATCCAGAAAATAAGAGAGAACGGGGGAGAGCCCAAGCTAATCCTACTAGGACATGACCAATATTTTAATTTGGAGCGGCTGCTAAGCTCGAACCAACGTTATATGGGTCAAGAAGAATACCAAGTAGGTGTTGGTGGGGAGAGAACCTTCCCAGGGACCCGTACTGGTTTGGTCCTCGCGACCTACCAGGGTATTCCTATACTGCCTGATGCCGACGTGCCAAAATCCGTCGCAACTAACGACGCAGTTTTAGGTTCAAACATCTATGTCTTAGACACAGATTACCTAGAAATTGCTGTTGCACAACCTACACAGTATGTTGAAAACCGAGACTACTTCGCAGCTAATGCGTTAGTAGTAAGAGGTCTGCTCTATACTATGGGTGAATTGCGATGCAAGAATATGTTCGTCCAGGCAAAAATTGCAGATTTAAATAGCTAAGCTATAAAGTCTACAGCGTAGGGGGCTCTAATGGGCCCCCTACATTACTATGTACACCGAAATAATTAAAATTGAATTCTAGGTGAATAAAAATGGCTGATACAACTGACCAGATATCCATTGACCTAGCCGTTTATATGGAAAGATTAGATACGTATATAGCCACCCAGTCACAGTTAAATGAAACATTATGCAGTAGACTGGAAAGTTTAGATTCGGAACTAGAAGATTTAAGGGATTGGAGAAGTAGGTTTTATGGAGCAAAATCATTAATGTTTTTAATGGGGATACTACTAGCTCACGGAGCAGCTGTGATTGCTAGTATGGTTACAGTATCCTCAATTATGAACGATTAGGAGAAATACGTATGGCAAATGAAAGACATACAGACCAACGAGAATGGGATATTGACTATTCTACACGTCAATCGGTACACGCTGTTACTAAATATAGTCCTTTTAGAGAGGCACTTAGTACCACAGCTTCCACTTTATTTACGCCAGCACAAGGCGAAATTGCGGTAAACTGGGTACAGAACCCTCGAATTGAAGCTACTGATATAAGTATGTTTACTGCGTCAGGTTCAGCTATTTCCCGTAGTACTGCACAACAATCAGTCGGAGCAGCGTCATTATTAGTTAACCCCGCCAACTCCGCCAATCATGAGGGTTTTTATTGGGAATCTCCAAAAATTCCTTTTAGTGTAAACCCACAACATATTTCTGTCCAAGTTGAGCATCGCGGAGCATCCGCATCAGGTGCTGTTAAGATAGAAGTAAAAGATACATCAAATACTGTACAACATGCGGTATCTGATAGCTCTGATTTAGCTACAAGTTGGACACGAATAACTACTACATACACAATTCCAGGTTCTACTGCTTCAGCCGCATATAGATTATATGTAACAACCGCTGGACAACATAACATTAATTACTATGTAGATAAGATTATGTTTGAAGTACGGGAAGATACCGCTACGGCTTCTACTTATGTAGATGGGGCTAGTGGGATTAATTATGAATGGACTGGAACCGCTAATGATTCTAGCTCAATTAAAAAACGAGGCATGACCACTATTAAAGGTATGAAGGTTACTAATGAATCAAGTACAGGTGGTGAAATTGTTTATTTAGCTATAGGTACTACTGCTACTTCTAGCACTGGGATACCTATTGGAGCGGGTGAAGCGTTTGAAACAACTATTCCATTAGGATTTACGGACTATATTTCTGTAATATCAGCATCAGGGACACCCACAATTAGAGGCGTAATCTGGGGGGTTTAATGACTACAATTGAATCAACAAACCGTGATATGTATCAAACTATAGCAGATGATGCAAGCATTACTGTTATTGAAAAACAATTTGGTCGAACTTCAGTAGATGATATTTCTGAGGCGCTAGATGAATATAAACGCTTATTTATTGCTGGCGTTGCTTCCGACGCGGAAATTGCAACCTTAGCAAGAGCATATCCTAAAAGTGCAGAATATCAAAATGCATATAATCAATTAGAACAAGAGCCTATTGTTGTAGGTGGTCCAGCTAGTGTAGAGCTTATTGACCGTGAGGGGCATTTAATTACCACCGATGCCCTTAAAACCGCGTTTGATAAGTATATGTCAAACTTTCGAACTAGAAATACAATGGTACTTCATTCCGATGTTCAAGTTGGTTGGGCATTACCAGCATATATAACAAAAACAGGACAAGTATTTAAATCTGGTGTTGATGAAAAAGGTTTATTTTTTGTGACAGAAATTCGCAATGACACTAAAATTTCTAATAAAGTGCTTGAACAAATTAATGACGGAAAATTAAAGTCGTATTCAATAGCAGGTTCTGCAACCAAAACGCAGAATAAAACAAAAGGACTTATGCCTTATATGCAAGTTGATGAAATGGAACTTGCAGAAATTACCGTATGCGAAAAAGGAGTTAACCAAGCTGCAGGCTTTAATATATTAAAAGGTACAGATGCGGTTACGCATACTTGTACAGATGGGAGTTGCGTTATGGATACTATTGCACCAAAAGAACCATTAGATTTAATTTTAAAGGAAGATGGTAATATTAATTTTACAGACACGTTTAAATATTGGTTTGCTAAAAATTCTGATACCGAAGAAGTAGAAAAAGCTCTTCCTTTATTAGCTATAGGAGCTAGAGCTATTGGAAGTAAAGTAGGACGTAAAGTAGCAGGAAAGGTTGCTGAATCAACCGCTTCCAAAGTTGGCGAAAAATTTTCACAAAAAAGTGAAAACCATGAAGAAAGTTTAAGCTTATTGGTAAAATTTTTAGCAAAAACGCATCATTCTCCGCAATTACTTTACACAAGCTTAACTGAAAGTAAAGAAATACCAAAAGAATTTGCATCGCGTAAAGAAGGGGAAGGTTCTCCTGACCAAACCGAGCAAGATTCAGCAGACGCTTTTACTTTACAAGACAAAGAGACGGAAGTTGTGTTTCAAAAAAACACTGATGAAGAAAACTTAGCTTCGAAACAAAAGCAAGCTTTTGAACAAGTTACTCGCGATTATAACAAAGATGAAGATATAGAAAAACAAGATGATGACTTGGTAACAGAATATTCAACGCCACAAATTCAAAGAGATGCAGGTATGATATCTGCTGATGCAAATGTGCCTAGCACACCATCTATGGGTTGGTTTGATATGCTCAAAGAAGAAATTAAAGCCGATGTTTTAACTGATATAGAAATGACTAAATCCTATCCAGATTGGCGACAAGATAAAGATGCTTATTCTGAGCATAGGGCAATCATTAAAAATAAAATTATGGAGGGTTATAAGTAACCAAAAATGACAAACATTCTTACTCAGGCATTACACTTTT